AAGTTTTTTGTTGCATTTGCACTAATGCCGTTTATTCATGCCAAACTAGGATTTGGTCTACTTAACACATTAGGACACAAAAATGGCCCAACAAATAATGCTTGGCTAAATTTGCTAATAGCAGGCGAAGGATATCATCTAGAGCATCACAATAATTTTAGGAAAATACGGTTACACAAATACGACACAGGCGGGTGGATTGCACAAAAATTAATCAACATAGGAATATTTAAAGCAGTATGAATATAATAATTTTTACAGATTCAAATGGTGCATTGGGCTTTGGCAGATATGCTGGTCCTTATAGGGTTGCTACAGAGTTACGAAAAGCCGGATTTACTGTTCAGGTAGTCGACTTTTTTGCCGAACTATGGCAAAGTCAATTGATAAAGATAATTGATAAGCTGGTTACCAATGATACATTATGGGTTGGTTTTAGTACTACGTTATTTGCACCAGGAATCAACAGCGAAATTATCAAAGAAACTATTCGCAACGGAGAATACAATAACAGTTTCATGATTGAAAATTGGAAAACTGGAACATGGCCTAGGACAAAAAAACAAGTAATAGAAATGTACAACCTAATTAAACAACGAAATCCTAATACAAAAATCGTGTTAGGTGGCACCAAAGCAGTACGTACTACTTCATTTATACCAATTGACTATTATGTTTGGGGTGAAGCCGATGTTAGCGCAGTTGAGCTTTCGAGACACTTAAAAGACAATACGTACCCTATTAAGTCTGACGAGTTCGGCAGCGGCATCAGGCTATTAGGTGACGACTATTCAGTAGGCCCAATGCATGGCAAAACTATAGAATGGGCAGACAACGATTACATATTTAACAAAGAAGTACTACCAATTGAATTAAGTCGTGGATGCATATTTAAATGCAGCTATTGTAGTTTTAAAAATCTAGGGCAGAAAAAAGGCGACAACACTTATCTTAAAGACATCGATGTTTTTAGAAATGAAGTAACTAGAAACTACGAAAAGTTCGGTACACAAAGTTATATGTTTAGCGACGATACGTTCAATGATAGTCCAGACAAAGTTCGTCGCTATGCAGATTGTATTCAAGGCCTTCCTTTCAAATTAAGCTGGGCCGGATACTGTCGTATTGATATGTTGGCAATATCCGAAAATATGATACACGATTTGAAACTCACCAACCCGGATTTTATAAATTTTGGAATTGAAACATTTTGCCATCAAGCCGGAAAGACTGTCGGAAAAGGAATGGATCCAAATAGAGTAAAGGATACATTACATAAAACAAAAGAAATACTTGGGAAGGATACCACACTTAGTTGCAATTTTATAACAGGACTAAGATACGAAACCGAGGATGAAATATGGAAAACTGTTGAATGGTTAACATCGGCAGACTGTCCAGTTGATGCATTTAATTTTACACCATTGTACATCTTACATTATCGTAGAGATGTAAAAGATAAGACCAGTGATTTTAGTAACGAAATTGGCAACGACCCCACCAAGTTTGGGTACGAATATAACCCCGATACTGGATACTGGAAACACGAAACAATGGATCAAATACGAGCACACGAAATTGTAAATGAAATATATAAAATGCAAGAGGCCCAAACCAAGACTCTTGCAAATAGAATTGGATTTTTTGGAAGATTGCAAAATTTAGGATTAACGCTAGATGATTTACAGTCAGTAACCGCAACCAATGAAAAACCGGTACTTAACTTAGTTACAAAAAAGATTGAACTTAAAAATCAGTATGTAAAGAGAATTTTAAATGGATGAAATAGACAAACTTCTACAACAAAGTTTAGCAATTCGCAGCTTTCCTATAACAGAAATTGTTAACGTAATTGACAATTTTAAACTATCCCAACATGATGAAGTAAAGGTGTTCACTAGTAATATAACTGAATATTTAAAGCCGTATTGTGATTTGAGCAACTTTGAATACCTGTATCCGTTGAATGGTATTACTGAGGGGTTAAACTACTGGATGACTGATGAAGCTCGTACCATTCAAATTCGAAGAGGCGACTATGTTTGGGTAAGCGGTAAAGAATTTGGAGATGTGCATTATTGGTCTAGCCCAGCAAGCTTTGATGGAAATTATTGTGATATACCAACTGATAAACCGGTTGTTCTAGATTTAGCATATATATTAAGCACAAAGATAACAAAATTTAAAATCCCAGACACTGTCGAAAAGGTATTCTTTAGTTTTAGTAAATGCTTTGGGTTACGCAATTATCGTATAGGGTATTACTGGAGTAAGACACCTGATAGATGCTTAGAGCCATTAAATGTAAATGCAAAATATTACAATTATCACAGCATGACGCTGGGAGAAAAATTAATCGAGACCATTCCTATAGACCTAGTTTATAATACGTTGCAGCCATTACAGTATAAAATATGTGACGAATTAGATTTAACACCAAGTGATGTAGTATGGCTTGCAACATCCACCGATTCGAGATTTAATAAATTTAAAAGAAACAACACCAACCGCCTATGCGTAGCTGAATTGATAAAGGAAAAATATTATGCTGCCTTATATAAGTAACAATAACATAACAAAGGTAAATTTGCCCGATCTAGCCAACGCTATACAAACAAATGGAATGGCAATTTTTCATGAACAGGATTTAAATGAGCGTCAATTTATTGACGTATTAAAGTCATTTGGAGAATGCGAAACTCCGGATCTTTTTATGAATCCTAAAGAATATCCTGAAATATTTTTAGTGACCGGCAAGAGAGACGATCACGGAAATAAAATTGGAATGTTTGGTGATACCGAACTAGGATGGCACAGCAATGGCAACAGTAGACATCAAATTGACAAGATACTAATTTCATTGTATTGCATAGAAGAAGATATCAACACCACATTGAGTATTTGTAATACCAGTGATCCGTTCTATGAACTGAGTACAGACGAACAAGAATATTGGAAAAGTATTAAGATTCGAATAAAATTTCAAAACAATACAATGTACCATTTAGATGACGACGATCCAGAATTAGAATTCATGAGTAAAAACAAAGGCAGCATACGAAACCTAGTTGGAGAGCATCCGCATACTGGAAAGAGTTATTTTTATTTTCCATACCACTTTATTTCCAGTGCATGGGAAGGAAAAACAAAAATTGATCACAAAACGATGATTGACAAGCTTCACCCATTAATTTTCAAATCCAGACATCAGTATCATCATATATTCAAAAAGGGAGACCTGCTGTTAATGGATCAATTTACAACATTGCACAGAAGAACTCCGGTCTTGGATAGAAATCGCCTTCTTTGGAGAATTGCTTGTGATTATCAACACATCAAAACTTCGTAAAGAATATAGTATCGAGGATATGTTGTACTTAGACAGCGATACTGCTAGTGTTATCTATAAGACAAAGGCCGACATTATTAAGAAGAATAACTTGGTTGGAATCGTTGACGTTGGATGTCGTGTGGGCGCAGTAAATAAATTCCTCGAGTTGTATGATTATAATTATTACGGATTTGATACAAGCAGCGAACCAATAAAATGGGCCAAAGAACACTATCCATTAAAAGAGTTCGAAGATAGATCCTGGGATGAACTAATTCAACCAACATTTACAGTTGACACTGTCATCTTTGGGAGTGTGTTAATATACGATAGTGATCCACGCGGGATGTTTGAACGCATATGTAACTTTTATACACCAACACACGCAATAGTACACGAAGTAACCAGCGACAACCACGAAGATTTAAATTATACTGATCTGGATTACTTTTTTAAAAATTATGAATGTAATTCAGTAAATTTAGATCTGGATATTCCGGTAGGAAAAAGGATAATAATAGATGTCAAATATCGATAATTTTAGAATAACTCGACACCAGTTAGAATATGACGAAAACAATATTCCTACTAGACAATATCTAAACAACGACCCGGGAAATCCTGGGCCCGATAGACCAAGTTGGGAAGACCTTAGTCTGCACAATGAATATGTCGGATATAGAGATATGGTATGGACACCAATAGACCTGCCGTATTTAGATATCGACCTTGCACGTATTGCACGGATTCACAATGATCAGCAAAAACAGAAAGATTTCTACGAAACTGAAAACGTGGGGACGTTGATGTTTTTGAAATCTAATAATTGCGGCACACCTGGAAGTAATCCTGAATGGTTCGATTGGGCAAGAGATGAATTTCCGGATCTCATTGAGTACGTAGAAGCGTTGCCTTTTAAAAGTATCCATCAGATCTTTTTTGTACAAACACCTACTCCGATTCCTCCACACTACGACGAAGAAAAACTACTCGAAGGACTATTACAAGCACAGGCTCCTAGTCATTTGCATTTTAGATGGAGTAATGTAACTCATTGGAGGAATGAGCATTTCTATATGAGCAAGGACAGCGGCGCAACTCGAATATTTCCAATGCTGCCGCCTGAAACAAATGCATTTGCGTATGATGGCGCAACATTTGAGCACGGAGTTGACAAGGGGTTTAGCTTCACTGACCGTGCGCAGCTTGTAATTCACGGTGTCTATGATTTGCCATTGTGGCATGAACTACTAGAAAAAAGTTACCAAAGGTATAAAGAATATGCAATTACAACATCCCATTTTAATTAAGACTTACAGTGAGGATGTCGACAAACACAGGGATTTAATCTATCCTTTTATACGACAATCTCGGCTCGAAGGGAACAACAGTATTACCACCTCAAATTACAATCCCGACGACCCTAACACAGAAACATGGATGTGTTTTGTCAACGACGAGTTAATTAGTATCAGCGTGGTAGAACATAGTCATTATACCAATGATCCGACCATAGCAGCCCGAGTTTGTAGGTATCATATTTTAAAAGATTACAGGTTCACACATTGTGGATTGCGTATGGCAGATCTTCAAATTGCGTGGGCAAGGAAAAAACAGTTTGAGATATTATATATTACACACGATGTTACCAAGCGTGCTATAAATGCATTATACCAACGTAAAAGAAGAATGACAGTTAATACATTTACCGAGTATACTAGAACCGAGTGGTATCAAACATTACAATTAGAAAGAGACTTTTTGTTTAAAACGGGTAATATGTTGCAGTATGTTTATAGTATACGACTGAATAATCCGTCTTACGTTTGGCAACCTAGCAGTGATTTTATAACAAGAGATTTTGATGCAAGTATTATTGAGCGCACCTAGAGCTGGATCATCATATGCTTACGAATCAATTCACGCATATAATTTAACATTACCAAACGTTAGATACGTCGGTGTTGAAGAATTCTTGGATCCAACAAAGACTTCGTTGACGTTAGAACAAAAGATAAAATTTCTCGAAGATAAAAAGTTAGACGGAGTTAATTATACATTCAAACATCATATTAATTACCTCGGTGACTATTACGACACATGGTTTAATAACTTCTACAAAGACGACGAGATCATTATTTTAAAAAGAAGAGATACGTGGAAATGGTTCTTAAGTTTTTTATTTCAAGATAGTACAAACTGGACAACAGCAGCCGTTATGAAAGCCGATGGTATACCCAATCAACTAAATATCATTACACGCATAAATCATGATTATAATAAGAGCTTAGAACAATTTTTTACAATCAAGGCACAACTAGATAGCGCTGTTGGTAGTGTACGTTATTATGAAGATTTGGATATTGTAAGTAAAAAATACTACAAACTATCCAACTTTATAGATTACGAAAAATACTTTGACGATATAGAAGATATTAAGATTGTCTTTAACAAATGGAAACAAAATTATGAATAAACACCGATTACCCAGTTTAGCAAACCTTGGTTTAAATATCGACCTAACTAAATTAAGAAAAGAATGTGATTTCCTGGCTGACAAGTTTGTAGACGTGCGAACAGCCAACCCGGGACTGTGCATGAATCACGAAGCCTTAGTAAAGGATGTATATGACAACTTTGAGCAGATTAATCTTACTCTACCAAGCGAAGTTCTACCACATGCTTCCAGCATCAAAGAGCGTCTGCGTCGCAGGGAAGAGCATCTTTATAACATCCCGACTGCTGACTACACTGATAGCTACATACAGAGCGTTGTACAGCAGTGTAAGGCGCCTGCTAGTCGTGTACGTATCACCAAACTTGCTCCGGGCAAAACTATACCATTTCACGTCGACTACGATGTAAGTTACGCTGTGAGATGTATAGTACCTATTTATGGTGATAAACAAGCAGTAAATCTCTTTCGTCGCGATGACAAGCTTGAAGCATATAATCTTGAAAACGGTAATGCATATTTCTTAAACATTGGATATCCACATGCTGTGATCAACATGAGTAGTAGTCCTCGTATTGCGTTGATGTTTAGCTTAGACGGCACCAGCGATTTAGAGAACTTATGATTGAAATAGATATACCACTTGAAACTGTTGATGTCTTATACACCCATGTTATAAATAATTTGGGCAATAGAACATTGGGAGAGTTTCCGTTTTACACAAAAGTAAATTCCGATCTTCTAGAAACTGCATTTAAAGAATTGTTAAATCTAAACACTGTTAGCACCGCTTATATCTATGCACATGATGAAACGATTCCTCTACACGTAGACAGATATAATTCAGAAGCCATATATAATCTAAATGTTCCTATATATGTATTAGACCCCCAACAGAAATTTATTGTGTTTGATCAAGAGTTTGATAAATCAGGATGTGAGTGGCAAGTTAACGATGTCAAACAAAAACGTCACACTTCTCTTCTTGAAAGTGATTTAGTCAGTAGTAAAAAAGATAATGATCATATCGAAAGTATTTGTTATACTGACCGTCGACCATGTGATACTGTTGGAGTTAATTATCTAACTGACCAGCCTGTCAACGAAAGTATAAAGGACGATTTGCCGTTTGTACATAATTTTTATCACGGACTAACTGGAAGTTCATGGGTGCAAACTCCTGGGAAGGGATTGATCTTCAAAAGCAGTCAATTACACGGAACTGGAATTCAAACAAAATTCAAGATAGGATGCGTGTTGATGCTGAAATCAAAAGATTGTTTACTGAATCAGTAAACTGAATAGTACATCCTATTTTACTAGAAGACATTCTTCCGGTGGCATGTATTCTATTTGCAGGAAATAACAATGCTTTTCCTGGTGTGTAATTCCATGCAATTCCTGTAAGTCCGTGATACAACTCTTTAGTATACGGTAAGAACTTATGTAGGCTATTTGATACAGGGTTTCTAGTACATCCCTTAACTGAATTAGTATCACACGGTCTGCTTTTAATTGAAGAATCGTAATACATTTCTTTTAGTTCTTCGTTGGATTTATCGTCAAAAATATTATATATCCACGATATTTCGGACGTTGACTCTACAGTCTGATCAAAAACAATAAACTTCTGTTCTACACTAGCATGGATAGGAATTAATAATATTGATTCTTTTTTAATACTGACATCGCTGTGTATTGCAAACGGCTGTGTATGATTAAATAAATTTCCATAATGAAAGCGTGAAGTGTCTATAAACTTGTCTGCAATACTTTTAATAGTTTCTTGCTCTTCGATTATAGACAAGTCTTTCATTATCGTCTTAACACCATTGGCGGATAAGTTAGTAAACGCTTCTAAAACACCATATGGTAAATCAATTTCAATCACGAATTATGCAGCAGTTCCGTCGTCGAGATTAATCCATGCACCTGCCTGATATCCCTGAAATCTGTCATCAGTTGTATTGTACACAACCATGCCGTTGACTGCTGTTAATGCATTGCGAGCTATGGTTGTAATACTTCCAAACTGGACATAAGACGAACTCGTAATTGAATCGGCAGCGACGCCTTCGCTAAACGTACCTGCACCGTTGACATCTAGTTTTGTAGTTGGACTTTTTCCAATGCCAAAACTTCCGCCCATATCAAAATGAATTTGTTTTGTGGTATCAAATGATCCATTAGTTAAATTAAATACCTTAAAGCCGTCGCTTCCGCCTTGCATATAAACAGCAGTTTCATTTCCGTTTATATCATTTCTTTCCCAGCGAACTACTCCATACGCAACCGTTGTCGATGGATCGGCAATGTCTATACCTATATCATTTCTTATAAACCGTAATGCTGAGTAATCACTAGTGTCTACAAGTGTAACTCCAAATCCGTTATCACATTTGAGTGCAGAGTTACCAAAAATTTCGTTTGTTGTAATAGATCCATCAAGCCCGTTAACAATCACAGTTGAATCATCACCAAATACACTTCCAACTACATCGCCTATTAATGAAGCAGTTACAACGCCGGTTTGTCCGTTAACAATAATTGTTGAATCGTCAGCAAATACAGACCCTTTTATGTCTCCAATAACATTACCTGTAAACTCTCCTCTGACATTTTCAGCAAAAATTATACCATCGAGTGCGTCTACCAATAGGGTGCTGTTGTTGGCAAATACACTACCCTGTATATCGCCCAGCACGTCACCTATCAATCCGCCATTAAAGTCCGCAGTAACAAATCCGTTGATATCGATGTTTCCTGTACCAGTTATATTATTTGAATTAAGGTTTAAATTTTGTGTAAGTTGCGCAGGGGAACCATCAGTTGATCCAGAAATTCTATTTCCACCGACCGTGGTACCATCACCTGCATACAATTCTTTAGTATCAATTGTATAGATCAATTCACCTTCTTGCGGAATGATTGTTAATCTTTCGGCATCGGTACCGCGTCTTAGTCTTAAAGCCATTTAGAGAACTCCTGGAAATTTGTTATCATATGTATTTATGCCTTTTTAACTATTCCACCTGTGTAAGAAACTTGTACAGGATTTACAAATGGTGTTTTAAATATTCTGTTTGGTCCACCGTGAATGCTATCTTGATCATTCCAGTTAGCATCAGGAACCCCTGTATCATAAAGCAAATCTTGTGTTGAATTATTGTGTATGAATGTTTTCATTTGTGTAGGTGTCATTCCAGGATTAGCTTCGAGTATAGTAGCAATTAGCCCTGCAACATTTGGCGATGCCATTGATGTACCTGAAATTTTCATTAAATTATAATTACTGTCTAGCGGGCTAACAACAGTACTCGTTCCACCGTTGACAATATCACAAGACCCGTTGTTGTCTTTGCTTGCAACACTAGTAATATATGTACCTGGTGCGTTTATATCAACCCCAGGCCCTGTGCAACTACTTTCAGCTTTGTGTTCTAATCCACCTTGATATGTAATATCCATATTGCCTACTATAAATGCATTAGTACTGTATGGACTAGAACCTCTATGATAAAACTCTGCACCACTGCCAAAATCAGCACTATTGTTCCAATCTTGGTCGCCGTTGGCTGCAATATAATAATAACTGTTGCCAGCAGCAATGCAAACGTGTACACCTTCGTCAATTAGTTCTTCTAAGTCAACATCGACTGACCCTACACGAACGTTTATACGCTTACTTATTACAACTGACGGAATGATACCTGCACTTGCCCACTGTTCGGTTGTATTGGTGTATCCAGCATCGGCACTGGTCCAAGACGTGCCTCGATATGTTCCGCTTGAACACGCAGTACTTGATCTAGTGCCGCCATATCCCCAGCTCATATTAACAACAGTCGGACGCTTAAATCCAGTATCTGGATCAATTGGTTTATTACGGTGCCATAACTTAATAACATCAAAACAATCAGTAATGCTAATACCGGTTGCGTCTCCTGTTCCTTCAAGCCCGCTAACTTTTACACTATAAATTGCTGCATCCTTTGCCCAGCCCATTGTACGACCTGCTACGGTGCCGGCACAATGCGAGCCGTGCCCGTGATAGTCTCTGTAATGGTTGGCGTTTTGTGTGCCCGCTAAGCCGCTTGCAGCGTACCAGTCAAGTTCAACTACTCTGCTAACACCTTTGGCATCAGTGTATTCAGTATGGTTAACACTCAGTCCGCTGTCTTGAATAACAACATCAACACTTCTGCCTGTTAGTGTATAAGGAAATGCAACAGCTATACTAGTCGCTTGACTCCAAGGATCTGCACTGTTTGACCCTCTTATGTTGCCCCAATTTAAGTCTGTAGTTCTAACAGTAGCATCTTTGGTCCAGGTGCCTTCTTGTAATGCAAAGTGTCCAATCTCGATATCGTCACGTTGATCCGGCGGAATTTCTACACTGTAAACTCGCGGATCGTTTTTTAATTGTTCTGCTTCGGCATCAGTTAAACTATAATGGCAGCTTCTTAAACTGCCGTCTCTGTTGTTAATTATGTCAACTCTGCGTGTAGGTACAAATCCGTCATCTGCACTGGCATTTTCAATCTGATCCCAAAAAGCGTCATAGTCAATACCTTTGTTAAGACTTACGATATATTCTTTTTCAGCCATTTAAATACCTTAGATTAAGTTAGCCCAAGCACCGTTTTCGTACCCTTGGAACTTGTTGTCAGTTGTGTTATAAATTACATCACCGTTTTGTGCAGCAAGTGCATCTCTTTCGGTAGTTGTAAAACTTGCTAGTCTTAGTACACTACTAGTGATGCGTACAGCATTGCCAGCAGTTAAATCTAAGTTTGTTGCAGCTTCGATTGACGGAGTGCTTGCGTCTGTGCTTACAAATTTATCAGCATATACAACGTTTGATACACGCAAGTCGTTTTCAACTAATAGGTTGCTGTTTATTGTAACTGCTGGAGTAATGGTAATTCCTACGCTATCATTGGTATCAAGCGTTCCACTGGTAAAAGTAAAGTTGCCTAAGTCTGCAGGTTGTACTGCACTATCTGCTAAGTTGCCCTGCGCACTAGTTGCAGCATCAGTAATGCCGTAGCCTGCTAGTGTAGTTGGCGCTCCGTCTAATACAGCATAAGGAATAACATTGTTTACTGCATCGACTAATAGTATACTATTATCGCCGAACACCGAGCCTACTAGATCGCCTGCGAATGTGTTGGTTGTACTATCAACCAACAGTGTGCTATCGCTACCTCGCACGTCTCCAATTATATCAATTAGGTATTCTTGACCTTCGATTATGCCTGTTCCGCCGCCACCAGAGATTCCTGTAAGACCGCTACCGTCGCCAAAAAATGCAGTTGCAGTAATAATACCAATACCGTTGATACTAAAGCTATTTAAATCTAAATTTTGTGTGAGTTGTGCAGGGGATACACCACTACTAGAAGTTACTAAAACGCCGCCTAGTGTTGTACCATCGCCGACATATAGTTCTTTTGTATCGGTTATGTAAATAAGTTCACCTTCAGCAAACGTTTCTGTTTGTCTGTCGGTATCAGAGCCGCGTCTTAATCGCAATGCCATGTAAAAATCTCCTAGGTGATAATATATACTTTTAGTACTGTATATATTTATCA